TATATGGGTGAGACAGTCTTCCGATCATTACATGTGGTTGTATAACCTATGGCTTGAGATGTTATCCGAGTATACTCACCGCTACAGTAAAAAGCATGCTGCAGAAAGAATGAAAGAAGTCTTTAGTCAATTGCCTAAAAATATCCCGTATAAAGGCTGGTTATCCGATCCTACCCCAGCTATGCCAGATGAGTATAAAGCGTCTAATGCTATTCAAAGTTATCGTAACTATTATGTTGGTGATAAAAAATCTTTTGCATCGTGGAAAAATAGAGAGACGCCAACCTGGTTTATATAAATAAAAATATGCCAACATATACATTTAAAAATACTGAAACTGAAGAGATTTACGATAAGATTATGTCGTGGAACTCTCGTGAAGAGTATTTAAAAGAGAATCCTAATCTAGAGGTCATCATTGGTGCCCCTGTCATGGGTGACGTAGTTAGACTAGGAATTAGAAAACCTGATCAAGGCTTTAATGAAGTTTTGTCTAAGATTCATGCCGCAAATTATAAAAGTAACTTGGCGGATAAATTATCCAGAAAATGATTCTGGGTATCTTTGTTATATAACTTAATGTAAAGGATTACAGGTAATACTGTAGTCCTTTTTTATTTTCTTAAGGGGAAACATGTCTACTAAAAGAGCTGCGAAACTGCCTATTGTTCACGACACCGAGGAAAGACACACAAGTTCAAAAGTTCAACAAACAAATGCACTTAGGTTAAAAATAGATCATCTAAAATCATTTGAGCCATTAACAGATAATCAAAGGTTATTTTACGACGCATATAAAAGAGGGGATTACTTCTTAGCGCTTCACGGAGTTGCAGGAACAGGAAAAACATTCATCGCAGTATACAAGGCATTAGAAGAAGTATTAGATAAGACAAATCCATTTAATAAAATTATTATAGTTCGTTCAGCAGTACAATCCAGGGAGATGGGTCACCTACCAGGAGACATTGACGAAAAGTTAGACATCTATCAACAACCATATCGTCAAATTTGCGCTACCTTGTTTGATAGAAAAGATGCATATGACAGGTTAGCCGAGCAAGGTCATATTGAGTTTATATCAACATCTTTTATTCGTGGTATGTCGTTCGACGATGCAATTATTATTGTTGATGAAATGCAGAATATGAATTTTGAAGAGATCGATACTGTTATGACCCGTGTAGGTTATAGATCAAAAATTATCTGGTGCGGTGACTACAGACAAACAGACCTAAATAAGAAGAAGACCGATGTGAGTGGTATTCTTAAGTTTTTTGATATTGCCTATCACATGGGTGCATTTACCAAAATAGAATTTGAAGCAGCTGATATTGTAAGAAGCTCTTTAGTTAAAGACTATATATTAGCTAAGATTAGATACGAAGACATGGAGAATTGAATGAATTATTTAGAAGAGGTTTTATATGGCAGCACCAGAGATTAAAATTTTAGCATTAAGTAATATCTTTAGTAGGATGATGTACTTTAAAAATAAAGGGGATGTTGAAAACGGTCATAAACATGTATTTGATCATGCAACTCAGATAAGTTACGGTTCTGTTTTAGTGGAAGTATTAGATGATGAAGAAACTGTAACAGCATCAAAAATATTTAATGCACCTAATATGATCTTTATTGATAAAGATAAGTTTCATCGAATTACGGCTTTAGAAGATAAAACTGTATGCAGTTGTATTCATGCTATTAAAACTACTGATGATGAAATTGTTGATTCAGATTTTTTAATTGATACTTTGTGGTCTACAAATAGAGGGGAGTTGTTCCGAATGGTTAAAGACAAATACGAAAAAGATATGATACCGTTTGCATTAAGGGAAAAAAATGAGTTTTGATTTCGAATTTACTGAAAGTCATGTAAGAGAGTTACTACCGCGGGCATTAGGGGGACCTGATGACTGGTATGAAAGTATGTGTGAAGCTTTACCTCAATACGGTATTACATCAATACCTCGAGTAGCTGCTTTTATCGCGCAATGCGCGCACGAGTCTGGGGGCTTTTCTACGCTTGAAGAGAACCTTAACTATAAAGCAGCTACATTGACAAGGATATGGCCTCAACGGTACCCGGCTGGTGTTGCGGAGCAATATGCAGGTAAGCCTGAACTTATTGCAAATAAATCATATGGTGGTAGGATGGGTAACGGACCTGAGGCGTCTGGTGATGGTTGGAAGTTCAGAGGCCGCGGACTCCTTCAATTGACTGGTAAAGATAACTATCGCAATTGTTCAAGGTTTATGTTCCAGGATGAAACGTTGCTTGATAACCCAGATATTCTTTTAGATGCATATTACGCTATTCACTCTGCCTGCTGGTTCTGGCATAAGAACAATCTTAACCAGTACGCCGATTCTGGCGACTTCGTTATGATGACTAAAAAGATTAACGGTGGTACTATTGGTCTAGAAGATCGTAAGAAACATTTCGCCCACGCAGTTGAAGTATTATCAGGACACCATTAAAATAACATATGTTTAATCATGTAAAGCTTGACCGTGAAGTCCCCAAACTACAACAACTGAACGAAAATGGTACACGGTACTATGTTACCCCAGAAGGTAATAAGTACCCTTCTATTACTACCGTGCTTGCCGCATACAACATAGGTTATATTATGGAGTGGCGTAAGAGGGTGGGTGAAGAAGAGGCTAATAAGATATCACAAAAGGCATCCGGTCGCGGTACCCGTATTCATACTTTGTGTGAGCAGTATATAGATAACAAGAAGCCGGAGTTTAAGAGTCCCTTGGATCAGGAAATGTTTAATAAGTTTAAACCTACGTTACATAGAATTAATAACGTGCATGCTCAAGAGATACGAATGTACTCCGATCATTTACGTATTGCTGGGACCGTGGACTGTGTAGCAGAATTTGACGGGGTATTATCTGTTATTGACTTTAAGACATCTAAACGGCTTAAAGATAGTAAAGATATTGAGAATTACTTTATGCAATGCTCAGCCTACGCTATTATGTTTGAAGAGCAGTTTAAGATCCCGGTTGCTCAAACCGTAGTTGCAATCGCAGTAGACGATGAAGAGCCCCAGGTGTTTGTGGAACGTAGAAATACCCACGTAAAGAGGCTAATGTACTTTCGGGACCTCTACGAAAGAAAGAGTGGATTAGTTGTTGCCTAGCATGTATAATCCATATGTGGGCGGTTGAGAATTAGGTCGCCTAAATATGATTACGATCGTATGAAATTAATCGAAAGTAGTTCTGGACAGGGGTGCAAATCCCCTCAGGTCCACCATAAGGTCTTAGAACCAATACCACCAACGACATGTTGTGGTAGAGGATGTGAACATTGTGTTTGGTTAAGTTATTTCGAAGCACATAACGCATGGAAAAGTCTTTATGATGGGCCTGTTCTAGATTCGACAGGGCGATAAGTACAAAGATGGACGATCCGACAGAGTTGTCGTTAACACTAAACAAAAACAAATGCTAACGATGAAAAGTACGCATTAGCAGCCTAAACGCTGCTTAGGGTTTCGGTAGGTTTCCTCGTAACAGAATAACCTACCATAAGGATTTTTATGAATACTAAATTAGAAAAAGACGGTTTTTTTATAGAAAGAAGCTTCTTCGATACTAATGTAATTAATTTATTAGATCAATATTTTAAAATAAAATTTAATATTATTAATTACTCACAAGAAGAAAAAAATAGAGCTGTATACGACACTCAGCAGAGCGGGGGCGTATCTGACAGTTTATATTTTTACGGTGATCCATTTTTAGAATCGGTACAGTTAAATTACGGTCAGCAAATCTCAAATAAAGTTGGACTAAGCTTAAATCCAACTTATTCTTCTGCGCGAATTTATGAAAAGTCTACAACTTTATTACCACATATAGACAGAGCTGCGTGCGAGATCTCGTGTACTGCTCCTATTAGCATTACTAATAATACACCCTCAAAGATATGTATATCTAATTATATTGTAGACCATAAATCAGATAAGAAAAAATGTAGTATAGAAGAAGTACAAAAAAAGGGAGATTATTCTGTAATCGATCTTTACCCTGGGGACGTTATGTTTTATAAAGGTATTGAGAGATATCATTGGAGAGAACCACTTCAATCTGATATACTAATACAATTTTTTATGCACTTTGTACAGTCAGATGGTCTCTATAAAAATCTGCTCTACGATACTAGACCTTACTTAGGTTTTGATACATCTTTTAAAAAATATAAAGTTCTCGATCTTTAAAATCGAATTTTTCTAACACTCATACACACAAAGGAGATTATTATGAGTAACATGACACCTTTCGAGATTCGTCTCGAACTTCTCAAAATGGCCAAAGATATGCTTGGGGACGACTACTACGGTAAGCGCGAAGTAATATCTAACGACTGGGCCACAAAGGTAGAGACGGCTAAACACGCCGGTCAGACACCTCCAGAGCATCCAGGCTACCCAGCCTATCCCTCAGAAATTGATATCATTGCAAAGGCTCATGTCTTAAATGGTTTCGTTTCTAACATCCCTCAAGATAATATTAAGACTATTAGTAAGAAGTAATCTGAAGGTAGGGGCTCTTGTTAACTCAGGAGCCTCCTTAATAAGGAAAACCAATGGTAAAAACTTTTAATCTATTTTTAAAAATAGGTCTTGTGGTATTAATGGTATTTTTAGTTACCAAATTTACTACCAGTAGAATCCACTATCATAATACCAAGCAGTATAATGGTACCCCAATCACAATGGAGGAAAGAGATAGACAGTTAACTTGTCTTGCAAAGAACATTTATCACGAGGCGGCTACAGAGCCCTTTGAAGGTAAAGTTGCAGTTGCACAGGTTACTCTGAACCGAGCAGAGTCAGGTAAGTTCCCATCTGATATCTGTAACGTAGTATATCAGAAGAACGTAGTCTACGGTAGAGTCATTTGTCAGTTCTCATGGTACTGCGAAAGTGGTCCTAAAGTAAGATCTAATGCCCATTACAGAGAGTCAATGGAAGTGGCTAAAAAAGTACTCCTAGAAAACTTTAGATTACCCTCGATGCATAAGGCAATGTACTATCATGCCGATTATGTAAACCCTAATTGGAATCTTCCAAAGATCAGTCAAATCGGTCGTCATATATTTTACGGTGAGAAAAATGGAAAAATTTAACCAATTAAAGAATCAAGTATTCTCTTACTTCGAAGGCTTTACTAAAGCTACAGCTGATACGTTTGCATGGATTAGTGTTGTGGTATTAATCGGTGCAACTATTCCAGGCTTTATTGCCGTTATGGCAGGTGCAACAGATAAGATGCCTCCTTTAGATATTACCCTTATGCTATGGACGGGTCTATTGCTTTATTTTGTGAAATCAGCTATACTTAAAGATATGCTGATGGTAGTGACAATTGGTTTTGGTTTCGCCATTCAAGCAGTATTGTTAGGCCTTATTTACTTTGTATGACGGACGAAAACGAACAACTGACTGATGCTCTTGTAATTACTAAACGATTTAGATCTCCTACTGAGTTTAGTTTATACATTGATGAGCAGGTATCCGCTTTTAAGATAACCTATATGGATGCAGTCATTAATTATTGTAATGAAAAAGAAATCGATATTGATAGTATTGGTTCATTGATTAATCAGAAACTTCGAGAGAAGATTCAAATGGAGGCCGAGCAGGCTAATATGATTAAACCCCGGGGTCACTTACCTGTATGATTATGGAACCATTTGAAGTCTATCGTTATTATTTGGCATTACGCTTACATTTTACGACAGACAATTATAATGTGATTGAACAAAAAGGTCGAGTTCGTGCTACCAAGAACTCTTTCTTTAAACGTAAAGATCTTTTAGCTATTCGCCGTGTTGCTGAAACCTATTCGGATAAAGATATTGTAGACTTCTTGGTAGCCAATTTTGTATCTGGTGATAGATGGGGCGGAGTATTTGATGTAGAGTCAAAGGAACGCTACCAAGGATGGAAGAAACGTATAGAATCTATCTCATATACGTTTAAAAAAGAGATTGATAAAGCTGTAACATATGCCGATAAAAACGGTATTGCTTTTGATCAACTCTTCTATTGCAATAATGGGCAACACCCACCTATTGTAAAAATGTATCTTCGGAACGATATATCAATTGAGACTCTTGTAATCCTGAATAAGCTAAATAATTTTACTGATCAACTAGATCAGGATTTAAAAGATGATTTAGTCTGGCCGGATACCTCTAGAATTATCAAGAAGTATTCACCTTTTCTAGAAATTAAAAAAGACAAGTACAATGAAATTTACCGAAGAGCAATTAGACCTTTCTGAAGCCCGTATTACGGAGATTGAAAAGTCTATTTGTATCATGCAAGACAGTATGACAGAACTGTCCGAACATATTAGAGAAACCCAACGATATTTGATTAAACTTGCACATCACCAGTCCGAGATTACGAAACGTATTTCAGCCTGGCCGTTTATTGCAGTTGACAGTAACAGAGATGAAACGTAAAAATTTTGAGATCGATTACGACAAGAAGGTACGTAAGGTTACTAAAGGTGTCGATAAGAGTGGCAAATATCGAAAGAGCATATATAATATGTTAGAAGAGGAGGATGAAAGTCCCGATCTTAATAACGGTGATGTAAATGATTATGATGATCTAGATGATGAAGAATAATAAAAATACAACACTAATACAACGCTATACTACGCATACAAGGAGAAAATTATGGCATTAGATTTTAATTCTATGAAGAAGAGTACCGGTGGTTTCGACAAGCTGATGAAGGAAGTCGAAAAGATTGCAACACCCCAGACTCAAGACAACGCAAAAGATGACCGCTTCTGGCAACCGGAAGTAGATAAAGCCGGTAATGGCTACGCAGTCATTCGATTCTTACCACCATCAGCAGGCGAAGAGCTACCCTGGGTTCGTATTTGGAACCATGGCTTTCAAGGCCCTACAGGTAAGTGGTACATCGAGAACTCTCTTACAACCCTAGGTAAAGCCGATCCTGTTTCTGAACTCAATACTGAGTTGTGGAATTCAGGTATCGAGGCTAACAAAGATCTGGTACGTAAGCAAAAACGTCGCCTGACCTATGTTGCTAATATCTACGTGGTTAAAGATCCTGCACACCCTGAGAACGAAGGTACTGTCAAGCTGTATAAGTT